TCATTATACTCTCTTGAGATGTAGAAATATTGAAACGAGAGAAGTTATGAGCTATGCTGAAATGACTCAATTTATATCAGCAGATGCTAAACAGTATCGTGAGCGTGAAGCTGCTATCTTGAAATCAAATGAGAATTTTATAGCTCATAGTGAGGAGCAAATAGTTCTATGTCAGGAATTGCCTGATGATGGTCCTATACCTACTCATGCTAAGGTTTCTTTTGGGGAAAAGCATGTTGAGATTCCCCTATTACAAAAGCCAGCCACAGAATTCTCTGCTCAAAGCTTTCTTGATAAGCCCGTCTTTGGCAAAACTGTCAATGTAATGGGCTCTAATGTAGTTGTTTATTTAACTTCGAGGCAAGTAGCACAAGTCGCACATCAATTTGTTACACACATCCCAAGTACTTCGTATGAATTCGTGTATCGTAGTACATCAGAAAGCGTAGAAAAATTGAAAAGTCTTTCTAGAATTACTCGTGAAACTGCATATAATACATGGATGGATTTATGTGAGATTTGGATGCTATGGCTTATTTCATATTGTGTGGTATTCTACTGTAGGATAATGGATAAAACTCCTCCTGCTTTTTGTAGGCGACGTGTTCATCGGTCTAATATTTCTAATATTATTAAGATTATGACCTTTTTGACACAGGTAGCGGCCATATATGGTGCTATTAAACTTTCTACAAAGGCGTATCATTGGGCTTTCACACCCCTTATGGAGTCTCAGTCTATTTATAAGCACGATAATCTTAGGACTAAGCCTGGAAATCGTACTGTTAATAGATTTGTTAAAAATGCTTCTAATAAGTACTCATTGGGAGGATATGGCGCTCAAGGCATGGATGATGATAATTATGTCATGAACATCAATTCTATTGCTTGTAAAATTACGATTAAATCAATTGATGGTACTCATTCTCAAAGAGGTCTCTGTGTAAATGCTGGTGCCGTATTGTGTACTGTTCATTTTATAAAATATTTAGAGACTACATTGCCTGAATGCGAAATGGACACACCACCTGTACTTACTATAGAATCCAATAACTTGCGACGAGATATACCGTTATCGCTCGTGAAATGGGCATACGCTAGTCCCGAAATGGGAATGGATATTGGCATGCTTAATCTTTCCAATTTAATTCCTGCCAAAAAGAGTATAGTATCTTATTTTGTGCGAGAACAAGATGTTACTGAACTCAAATTGCGTGGAAGTAAAATGCTAACCACTCGAGCTAGCACGAGAGGTTTTTTGAGTGTAGAATCCGTTACACTAGATAACCCAAGGTATGTTGAAGAATCATTAGCTTATGCTACTGGCTCTGATATTTATTATGCTCATAGAGCTTTTATGTACGATAATTTCAGTCAAAATGGAATGTGTGGATCGGTGATGGTTCACGATGATCGTGCCACTGTAGGCTCTATAATAGGTATTCATGTGGCTGGGCATCCATCTAACGGAGTAGGTTTTTCTCAATTAGTTACAAGAGAGGTTATAGAGGAGCTCTTGGATTCTTTGGGAATTGATTTTAAGAGAGTGGAAATGCCAGAATATGGACCTTTGTCTGACTCTCAAAAAGAAAGATTTGCACAATATGAAGATATAGAATTTTTCGGTCAAATGAATACTTCTAAGGGAGTACGGATGGCCGATAAAACTCAATTGGAAGAAAGTTGTGTGTTTGATAAGTTTGCTGTACATACTACTATACCAGCGATGCTAAAACCTGAGAATGGAATTAGTCCCATTCATGAGGCATTAAAGAAATCTAATAAAACTTCGGGCTGTTATGATGAGAAGGTTCTGAAAGTTATATTTTCAGAAATGGATCACATGTACTCTCTGTTGCCGACCATGTCTTATGATCGGATTTTAACTTATAAGGAGACAGCTAATGGGTTACGTGGTACTAATCACTTAAAACCATTGGATATATCTGCTTCTTGTGGGTATCCTTACGTTCTTACGCGTAAAAGAAAAGGGAAGAAGGACCAATTTAATCATATACGTGATAAGGATGGTGAAACTCTCTATTATGATAAAGCATTTTTCTCTGAAGTCCAGAAGTACGAAGAAATGTTGAATAATAAAGAAGTTCCTTTCTTTTTGTTTACAGCTTCGCTAAAGGATGAAAGAAGACCTATAGAAAAAGCTTTGTCTGGAAAGACTCGTATGTTTTCAGCTGGTAATATTATGTTACTTGTTCTTTGTCGTCGATATTTTGGCGGCTTTCTAGCTTTTCTAACTGCAAATAGTGGTGAGTTGGGCTCTAAAGTTGGATCCGATTTAGCAGGTAAAGATTTTGACAAAATTTATAGGTATTGTGGTCGCAATAGAACTGCTGATGAAATGCAAAGTAATTGGTTGCATGGTGACTTCACATCTTATGATGTTACTCTTATGTCTTGTTTGGTTTCCGGTTTTTTCGAGAGTGCCATTAAATGGTATGATAGATCGAAAAGGATGATCCTCATTATGAACGACATAATAGAATTCGACAATCTCTTACAAGAGCATTCGATGGGCCGGTTCACGTTTTGGGGAGAACGCTATTTTCTTTTGGCAAGGGGAATACGAGTGGCAATTTTGCTACTGTACATATTAATGGATTTGCAAATGAGGTCACTCATAGATATATCTATTATAAATTAGCAGAAAGTGAAGAAATTAACCCCCTTTCATTCGCGCAATATGTTAACTTGGTAACGTATGGTGATGATTCTTTGGGAGTTGTTTCTTCTGAAGTTGCTAAATGGTACAATGGAAATACTTTGGCACCTATGTTTCTTAAGCATTTCGGTATGATATATACTAATGCTAACAAGGGAACCGATTTATCTCTTGTAGATAAAGGAAAAGTCACTTTTTGTAAACGGAGTTTTCACTATAATCCTGACCTTAGGACTGTAGTAGGAACTTTGCCTATTGAAGTGATAATTGAAATTACGAATTGGATTCATACTTGTGCGGATCCAAGTAAGGCGACGGTGGACAACATAGAATTTGCTCATTCCGAAATCTTTCTATACGGCAAAGAAGAATATGAAAAATTTTCTTCTCAAGCTCGTGAGATTTGTGAAGAAGCAAAGTTGCAATATGTTCCTCAAACATATGCTCATCGCTGCCGCGAATTTCTTAAAAAATAAAAATAAAACAAATGACATCTGTAGCCCCATTTATGGTGGATTTGGGTATGCATGAATAGTGTCTCTAAATTTATAATCTTCCTCTAAATTGTGATCTTGCTTTGCCGAAAGTAGTGCTAATTTAGAAAATTTTTCTTAAACATGGAATCTGGCAAATTCCAAAAATTGTACAAGTTTGACCAAGCTCTTACAATTAATTATATTGGTTTCTAATACAATAAGTAACCCACAATTAGGCCAAGTGGATTCTTCAGAGGCTGGCCCCTCCGAAAGCATTGAGGTAACAATGTTTTCTGAACAAAGTGGAACTGCAGATATGCAAATTTCCACTCCTTTACCAAATTACTCGTTGAATCCTTACAAAGATGATACTTTATTCGGATTTTTACAACGACCTCGTCTCATCAACAGCACCACTTGGACTGATACCCCGGCTGCTGGAGCTCGATTGCTTAGAATCGATCCTTACTTTTTGATGCTTACTACGACATCTTTCCGGAATAAGTTGGAGAATTTCACTTATTTCCGAGCGGGAATACGTATAGGTGTCAGAGTAAATGGAACTAAGTTCCATTATGGAAAACTTCTAGTTGCATGGATGCCCATGTATGGAAGTATGACGCAAGGCGAGCAAGAACGACGAGACAATATTATCACAGCAAGTGGTTATCCTCATGTCATTATTTCCCCCACAGAAAATGAGATAAATGAATTGGTGATGCCATTTGCATATCCTGACGCTTACTTAAATCTTTCAGTAGATAAGGTATTGAGTCCCGGTGTTCTTGCTATTTATGTCTTAAACCCCTTAGCTCTTGATGCTGCTGTTCCCCCAGTTTCAGTATCAGTTTTTGCTAATTTTGAGGACGTAGAACTTGCTGGTACGACTGGTGCTGTCAATCTTCCCATACATACTGCCCAAACTTTGTATGATGATCCTTTAGTCTTTGTTGCTCAGGGTTTAACTATTAAGTATGAGGCCCAGGGAAAAGATATCAAGGCTGAAGCTATGGCTAAATCTGGATCAGGATTAATTTCTGGCCCAGCTAAGGCTGTATCCTCGGCAGCAGGATTTCTTTCCAATGTTCCTGTAATAGGTTCATGGGCTTCTGCTGTAGGTGTCATATCTTCTTCGATATCGTCTGTGGCAGAGCATTTTGGATATTGTAAGCCAAACACTTTGGAAGCAATTGCGCCCCGTCACAATCGCCGACCCGATTTTTCAAATACAGAAGGACTGGATACTGCTATGAAAATGCAAATAGTGCCGTCAAATGATGTTACTTCTTTCGGACAGCAATTGGGTGGCACAGAAGGAGAAATGGAAATACAAAATATTGTATCAACCCCATCTCTTTACAGGATTTTCACATGGGAAGCAAACGATGCTCCTGAAGATGTGCTCTTTGTCACTCCAATTACTCCAACAATGTGTCATACACAGACAGATGGTGCAGTTGAACGGTATTATAATACTCCTCTGCGATGGATATCTACCATGTGTCAATATTGGCGAGGTTCATTGCGATTCGATCTACAAATCACATGTTCCAACTTTCATTCTGGGCGATTTCGCATTAGCTTTATGCCTTATGATGATGGAACAGTTGCAAGCTTGGATCACCAAAATTGCATTAACCGTATTGTCGATATCCAGAATGAAACTGAGGTTTCATTTACTGTACCCTATATCGCTAGGACTCCCTGGCTGCGGGTATTTAATCAGCAACTTTCATGGCCCGCTGGTAATACAAGTATTGGAACACTTCAATTTACCGTTATTAATGAGTTAACTCATGCTTCATCTCCTATTCCCGAAATTCATTTGAATCTTTGGGTTTCTGCTGGACCTGATTTCCAAATTGCTATGCCCCATTCTGGACATTGCTATTCTGTGGCACCTGCTGAAGCTCTAGCTGCACCAGAGGTTGTTGAGTTTGAAGCTCAGGGTTTAACTCAACTAGAGATGAAAACTCGCGACCACCCTCCTTTACAAGAAGGTGCGAGTGGATCTTATGAAGTTGGAATATGTATGGTGGACACAGTTACCCATATTAAACAGATTACAGGTCGTCCAACATATGTTTTCACAACTACTATAGTTTCTGATGGTACAGAGCAGGCGAATTTGTCTCCTCGAACTATCCCTAATATTGGTGGAGCATGTACACCTACATATGTTCATTGGGTTTCAGAGCTATACGCTTTCTCGCGTGGCTCTTACAATGCTAAATTCCTTCCCTGTATGTCCCGAACCGATTATGAATATTCTCTTCAAATCGGGAATGGAGTTACAGCCGTAGGATCTTCAGCTGCAATTGTGCCAGCAACATATGACTTTAGTGGTCATGGTATGGCGATATTTCATTCAAAGTATAATCCTATGTTTGAGGCTACATCACCATACTACGCCAATTGTTTTGGGGTTATTACTGGAGTTTTGGCTTCTGATTGGGCGCACAACAATGTCAATAACGTTTCAGTTAAAGTTGCACGGGGGCAAGGAGTATCATCTGTTACTGATATTGGAATCGAAATCTATTATTCCACTGGAGATGATTTCGCCTACCATTATCAAATTGGACCCCCCTCAACTCTTTTAGAAGCTTAGCTTCTCAACCAAATGGTCGTACTACGACTAAAGGATGAACCGTATCCTTTTAAAATATTACGGGATGTTTCTTAACCCACGCCTATCGATAAAATATTATTTTATTTATAGGGATTAATAACACAGGAGTTTTACACCTAATAGATGCTCTCTCTGTGGTCATATTCATATTTGGCCACGGAGTGGCCGTATTCTTTATTTCATTTATATGTTTATGTTGTTAAATTCAAGTATATGCTTAAAGTCGAAGGATAATAGTTTTCATTGGTTTATTTAAACCAGGAATTTTTATATTACCC